CCTTTGTTAGTTTTAGTTGCTTTGAGTTTCCTATACTCAACAAGCGTAAAGATGTCGCCGTTGGGTTCAATCCGATCAACTTCAATGCAGTAGCGATTCATGATAATTATGCGGGAGTTGTTGTGAATCAGACCATCACAAGTGCAGGAGACTTCTTGACACTGAAGGACATGAAGTTGCCACACTCAATAGACATACCCTCAGTGCCAAACTCTTCAATAACCTCCCATGATTCATGGTCTTGTTTGATGATTACAGCGCCAGTGCAGTTAGCATCAGCGACATGTGCCTGATAGAAACCATGAGCATAGTTGATGCTGCTGCTTACACTTTTCTCGTTAAAGAAACCGTGCTCGCTATCACCGAAACCAATGACCTTGTAGAGAGTGGACATGAAGAACTCCTTTGACTCTTTAAGAATACAGGAAATTGATGCCTGTGCTCTTTTATTGTGCCACTAAAACTATTGGCACAAATTATTCATAGTAACTATCAAAGAGTGCGAGAGAGTTCAATAGGCATTGTTGCTCGCATGTTGCTGGAAAGGAACAACGAACCCCAGGAATCAAACGTGAACCATGCAGCAAGGTTGAAAATACCAGAGACTTCTTTACACTCTCGCAGTGCCTTTTTGGGAAACCAAATAGTGTGACGAGGTGTGTGAATAGAACCGAATTGAATTGCTTTTTCGGTTTCCTTGATCTTCTCAACAGGAAGAACGTTAAAGTTATGCTTGCGACCCAAGTTGATCAGACAAACGTTGTTATCATCAACAGAAGAGTGCTGTTCGGTGATGGTTGCAGTCTTGAGCATTGGGTAGTGAACTCCTTTGACTCTTTTAATATACAGGTTTTAGATCCCTGTGCTCTTTTATTGTGCCACTAAAACTATTGGCACAAATTATTCATAGTAACTACATGAACCTCAGTGATACTCTCATCAAAATGTTCTTGCCATTCTTCATACAAAGCAACTGCATCATCAAGTCTACCTTCTTCAGTCAAATACATGATTTGTGAGTGTACTTGCTCCAACATGTTTGCAAGCATCGCATCCTTTTGATCAGTAGTCATTAGAACTCAACCTCCCAATCTTTATCGTTAGTGAGTGATACCCAGAAATGGTTTTTGTTGTTGGCAGATGTCAGAAATACCCGATCACCTTTGTTCTGTTCAATGATACATTCGGGGTTTGATTCCATTAGGTTACAAAACCGATTCTTTGCCTTTTTGGATTTGGGTGATACAAATGCAGTCATGAGTTTCAGTTAGTAATCATTTCCATGTTCAGGTTGTTGACACACTGCACACCACAGTAGTATGCATCCAACCAGTTGTCGAAAGTGTCAACAGTTGAGGTTTGAGAATGTGCAACAGTTCCACTTTCGTGATACTTAAGGACTTCAGTGTAAGATACAACAAACACATCGACAGTTCCATCCTCAACGTACTTTGCAGAGTGAGTGATAGAAATGTCACCATTCTCCTTGAAACGATACACAGAACGGGTGTTCATGTGATGAGCAGTCAACTCACTGCCGAAGAACTCTTCTGCTTTCCAACCTTGACGAAACAGAGACATTTGAGAAGTGCAATTCCTTTGACTCTTTAAGTATTGCAGATCTGACTGCAAATAGATGATTTAGTGTGCGGAGATTAAACTGGCACAATAATTCTGATAAAGCACCTTTTCCATGGTAGATGCTTCTTCCTCTCGCTTTTCTTCATCAAATAGACCACAAATCGTCTGAGTTACATGTACTAACTCATGAAACAATGTAATACAATAATCCTCTAAACTTAGATCATTATGAATACTAATCTGGAACTCATTCTCATCTGATTGTTCACACCAACCATACACACAATCTTCACTCAAATCAGTGTGAAAAACTTCTACATCAACATCACTCAAATCATTTTGCATTGTATAGTAATCAAAGACCGATTGGGCAATAGATTGTTTTTGATCAGTTCCAGATGTGTACAGCATTTCAGATGCTCTCCTTCAGGTCATTCCACATCTCTTCATCATACAATTCTAGAACTTCTTGCTTTATATCTTCCTCAGTGCAATCTGCATACGAATCCATCAGTAGATCATGACACATTTGCACGAGGCAATCCATATCCATCCCATCAATAATCTGCTCACAATAATTAGACTTGAGTTGATCAAGTTGATCGGTCGTCATCATTTTGCTCGTGGGGTTAGGAAGAGAAATCATTTGAATCAGTAAGTTACACAAGAAGAAACTTTATCATAAAGAGCAGATACATCTACTCCTACAATTTCACTCACTTCGTCCCAATCATCATGAAACTCAATGAGATCCAACAGAGCACGAATCTCTGCTTGATTCAGTTCAAGAACTTCAGACATCGTTGTTCGTTGAGTGTGAAGGTGTGCTTTAATCAGTGACACAAATTAACATGCAGCAGGAAAGTATTCTTGAGGTTCAGTCAGGAAATCAGTGACCTCATAGTTAAGATCAAGACGCGCATTGACAGTCTCAATCATCTCTTTCTTGCTCATCAATCGCATAGACTTGGTTTGCTCATCTCCCATAAACTTGAGAGTATAAACAAACTTATCGGTCAGAATGTTGTGAGGACGAAACTCAACAACCATCGCACGAGATTGACCTTGGGAAGTAAGTTGCATGAGTGAAAAACCTTTGACTCTTTAACAATACAGGAAAAAGTTGTCCGTAGTTGAATTAGTGGACACCTTCATGACTGTCATATGGCATTCATTCTTTCACCTAACAGTTTTCCATAGATCTTTCCATAGAACAACTGAATGTTCTTGTCATCTGTACTCTTCACCTGATTCTTCACGAGTTCCAATAGTGCATCAATCTCATCTTTTTGCCATTCAGGTGAATAATTGCCGTAGTGTTCAGTTACTTCCATGTTTTCATAAAATCATCTAAAGTGAACTCTACGTCAGTGCCAGTTTCAATAATTAACTCACCAACAGTCATTTCATTCAACATCTCACGATATTCTTCAGGTGAAGGATCTACCTCAGGATCAAAATCGTCATGGCAGAGAAACACATACTCATTGTAAAGTGCTTCAACTAAATCTTCCTTTGATAGTGACATTGAGTTAGTCTCCCATAATTGCAGTGACACCAATTACCTTTGCATTTGGGTTACGAGCAAGTGCAACTTGCCTTGCTTCTTGATAGTCACGGGCATACACTTCTTCTTTGAAGACTTTACCCGCAACATACAACTTCACTTCACATTTCATTGTTGAAAGTACACTCCAATCGCTTTGTTCATTGCAATCAACGCATCTTGAATCTCCCGAATTGAGTTATCATCAAACTCATCCACAGGTTCAATCTCAACCCAATCATCAAGGCGAATTGCATTACTCTCACTCACAGGAGTAAAGTATAGAGTCCCCTCAGTATCAATAGAGTAGACGTGCTTGGAGTTTTCAGGTTGGTAGGTAATCATTTGCGAAGAATGTGTTGAACGAGAAGAACTTGTGCTGCTCCTAAAGAATAAGCAACTAGGACTAGGATTCCAGTGGTTAGCATAATCAACGAGCGTAGAGATAACCACCTGCCCAGTCTGCATTTTCCAGCAACCATTCACGTTGCTCAATCAATCGCAGGTCATAACGTACACCTTTGGCAGGAGACTTCCAACTAGCAGACTTATACACTTCACCAGTCTTCTTATCTACAAAAGCGTGGACAGAGCGAGAACCACTGCCATCCATAATGATTTTGTGATACTTTCTACCAGTCTCAGGGTAGAAATCATAAGCACGATCGTGTCCATATTGAGATATGAAGTTGTCGCGGAGTGCGTCACAAAGGGCAAGAGTGTGACCTAGAACTGCATTAGCAATGTTCTCTCTTGCTTCTTGCTGGGCGGCGTAATCTGCGAAGGTGGTAGTCATTTGGTTGCGATTCCTTTGACTCTTTAACAATACAGGAAATTGGGAACAGTGCTCTTTTAGTGTGCAGGTTATTCAACTGGCACAAGAAAACTTGCCGTAGTTGAAGTTTGCATAAGAGAATCCTTCACGATTGACCAGTTTGAACATACCAAACTGGTTGGACATAACATAACCCTCACCATTAGATTCTTCATCATTGATATATGCTTGCGGTCCATCATTACGACACAAATACAGCATATCTTCCTTGATAGACTTCACCAACTTCCACAATCGTAGGACGTTGACATCAAAATCCAATTCGTCTGCAATCAATTCGTCATGAATGGGCATCTGGTCCCTGATGCAGGCATTTACGACTTTTTTGATTTTTGATGCTTTGCTTGGAGTTACAAACTCACACAAAGTAGACATCTGTCGTGCAAATTGTACGATCTCATCAAAATCTTCGTCAATCTGCCATGCATCAGGTTGCACGAACTTACAATACTCAGTGTCATCAAGAGCATAGTCTAGTGGATATGCAACAGCATCACGAAGATCGCTCTTTGCATAATAACATGTGTGCGGAGCGATGATAATGTTCTGATCAATTACTTCATCAAAAACATAAGTAATCGTATTGGGGCGAAAAGTATCATCACCACCATACCCAATAAAATCACCTTGAATAATCCCGTCGTGATCAGGAAGGCAATCAAAGCAATGATGTAGTAGATCAGCAACAACCCCAGAATGGTTAGCATCAATGTCAGCATGACTTTCATTGATTTTGATAAGTTTCTTGTTAAAGACACTTTTAGTACCAACGAAGAAATTGCCTGTTGCAGGATTAGTTCCCCAGACGATTGCTGGGCAACCATCAATCTTTACAGAAAGATTGCCGCCAGCAAGCATCCAGTCAAAGATAGAAAGATCCCCAGTAAGAATGACATCTTCGGGGTGCTCAAGATGGGTGTTTTTCATATCCTTAAGATAGGACAGATTCAAGCGGATTGGAGGGAATAGTGGACGGTTTGCCAGGTGGTATATGGTTCTTTATTCTTTCATTGATAATATCAACATACTTCTGTTCTCTTTCAATCAGAATGTAGTCTCGGTTAGTGTTAATTGCTGAAATTGCTGTACTTCCACTGCCACCAAAGCAGTCCAGCACCACATCGCCAGGTTCGGTGCAGTGTTTTATGATTGTTGACAACAACTCAATAGGTTTGGGTGTTAAATGTCCCATTTTCTTAGAATCAAAGTCATACTGCCAAATGGAATGATGTGTTCTTTGATTGTAGAACTTTGGTACAAGATCATTCATAGTGAGACCCAAATGTTTTGTGATTGGTTTGATGGTCTCCTCAGTGGGATAATTCTTTCCAGTTTCAATGTTACTGTACCAACCAGTCACATTGCCATTCTTACTAAGAATCTCCCTACTAATATCCATTGACTTGATACCTCTCTCAAGTCTACGTTCTCTCAACTTAAGATGCAAATCTTTCCTGGTGTAGAATAGCATGTACTCTGCCATTTTCTGGAAGTTGTTGAGTCCTTCCACCTGCACGAAACCATTCAAGAACCCCTCTTGTTTGCATCCAGGAAATAACTTATTCCAGACAATAAAGTTCTTGTATTCTAGATCGGTAGCAGAAATGATACGACGATTCAACTCTGCCATCATCATAAAATCGTTGTGAAAGAACCAGAATGATCCAGAATCTTTCATTACACGATTTAACTGGACAAATACTTCTTCCATCCAGTCATAATAGGAATCACCAGAATAGGGTTTTGGTTGATAACCTTTCTTGGTGATTCCAAAGTCATCCCAATCATCCTTTCCGATATTGTAGGGAGGATCAATGAGAATCAAGTCAGCACACTTGTCCTCTAGTTTTTGTAACTCAACGAGACAGTCTCCGTGCTTTACGACGTTGAACTGCTGCTTCTTGGTCTGCATAAGTTTGCTGAATAGATTTGTCGGATTGCATTAGGTTGCCATTGCGAGTGATAGGTACAACGTTACCACCACGAGTCATATACTTATCAGAGCGGATTGGTTCAACGTGACCGAACTGAACTTGATTGGGGTTCTTATCATCAGTCTCGTACCATTCTGGTTCAATAGTACATCCTAACACAGGGCAACAAAGTTGTCCATTCTCATCAACAATGTCAATGTCTTGCTCTAGAAACTCATCAACAATGTCTTGAGCACGTTGTAGCAACTTGAACTCAATATCTTCAGGGAGTTTATGTTCAACACCCTTTTGCAGCAGTAGAATAGCAGCAAAATCAAAATGAGCAGTTGCAATGGTAAAGTTTGTGCCACCAAACTCAGCAGGGATTCCTGCTTTCATTTTAATACCTTTCGCTTTCCAACTATGCTTAGCGTTCAGAATTGTGTACTGATTCTTATTGACTTGGACAGGAAAGGTGCGACGTGCGCGATTCTTAAACAGAATATCATCGTCTCCTGGTGTAGTATCGCAGTCCTTAATCTTCTTAGCAAACTTTTCAGAAAAGAACTTGCCATAAGAACAAGAACAAGAACCACTGTGACCTTTTGGAAGTACACATTGAGGTGAAGAATACTTTCCATAAAATTCACGATAAAATGCAATATCCTCTTCGCACATGTACTCTTTGGCATTGTCAAGTGCAGTCTCAAAGGTTTTGAGTCCAACTCCACCTTTGGTTGGTTTAAGACACATCAACTCAGCATAAACACTCTCAGACTTAAATTGTTCTGCTTCAGCAACAGCAGACTGCAAATCTTTGGTGATGAACATGGAAGTGTTTCTTTGACTCTTTTAATATACAGAAGTCCACCACCCCAGTCAAGAGGTAGTGGACACTTCAACCAACTGGTACACTAGCGCCTGATCTCTGAGATGGCAGGTTGACCTTGATTGAAGACAGTATCCACAACTGCCTGAACTTTGCGGGCAGTGCTGATACCAACTGAATCGTAAGTAGGAACGCAAACTAAACCAAACGTCTTCTCAGATCCACCCAAACGAATAACACGACCGATAGACTGACTGATGCCAATGTAGTCCATGTTACGCATGAAGATGACTGCTTCCAGTCCATTGACGTTGATACCTTCAGACAGAATACTGTGGTGAATCACAACGAACTTCTTAGAAGAATCCTTGCCCCATGCATTGAGAGTCTCAAAGAATTGCTCACGATTGACCTTCTTACCGTCAATGATTGCACCAGTCTTGGATGTAATCGTCATCCAAGAATAACCGCGAGCAGCAAGTTGAGCACAGAAGTCAGACTGTGAAATAAGGTTGATAATCTGCTTGGTTGTGCGAGCACAAATCAGAGTTTTGTCGATGTTGTTGTCATCA